CCTTCTCCATAAGATGGGTAAATTAAGCAGTGATGTGAATTAAAAATTCCTGCAAGTTGCGCTGTAGAAACACTATTTGTTATAATTGATATATTATTAATATTATATATATTAGATATATTATTTATATTATAATTATAATTACTATATTTATTATATAATCTTATAGTATTATAATGATGAGATTTTATAGTAAGTCTATAATCTGGATTATTTCCAAAGACTTGTAAAAAAGCTTCAAAAACCATTTGTCCACCTTTTCTAGGTGCTGGTTCTCCAACATGTAAAAATTTAAGCGGTCCGCCAATATGATTTCTTTTTACAGGTGTCCACATTTTTTCTACTCCATGTGGATAAACATAAACATCTTCTATACCAAGATTCTTATAAACATTTGCTACCCATGAAGAAGTTGCCCATATATCATCACATCTTTTTAATTGATCTAACCATCCTTGTTTTAGTTGAGTAGATTCCCAAGGATGATAACCAATTTGTTTTTGATTTTTTGTAAACATAAAAAATTGTGGTTGACTAAAATTTAATTGAACTTTAGCTTTGTTATATCTAAATGGTATTTTATGCCCTAATTCTTGCATTGCTGTAACCATATGAAAACCAGCATATCCATAACCTGTGTCTACATTTAAAGAACCTGGATTAGTATTAAAACTCAAAATCACGATTTGACAAAGCCTTCCCAAATAGGTTAAGATATTACTCTATGTTTAAAAAAGATATAGTAGTAGCAGCGACTAAATTAGTATTGGTGGGTTGGCTTTTCAGCCAATTCCCAGTTATAGCTAATTCAAATGCCGCTGATAGCATTATAGCAAAATCTGATGCAATGTTGCAAAACGTTAAATTAGATGACAACGTAGAATACGTATACCTGTCCGATTATCGGAATCAGGATACCCAGTTTTCGGATGAAGACCTGGCCCAACTGCTCTATTGTGTGGGCTTTCGCAAATCGGATTTGCGAGAGGCATGGGCAGTTGCTAAAAAGGAGAGCAACGGTAGGCCACTTGCTTATAACGGAAACTCAGGCACTGGCGATAATTCCTATGGAATTTTCCAGATTAACATGATTGATAATTTGGGGCCAGCGAGGCGAGATAAGTTTGAACTAACTTATAATCGAGACCTCTTAAATCCAGTAGTGAATGCTGAAATAGCATTTCACATGTCACGGGGTGGCGAGAACTGGACTTCTTGGAAAGGAATGACTCCTAGAACAAAACAATGGCTGGCTCAGTATCCGAATGACTTTAAACCAATGCCATGTAAAGATCAGAGACCCAAGAAAGATAAGAAATAGTGGACATTAGGGTAGTAAGGGCATTTATTGAACTCTTTCCTCAAGATAGAGACATTAAGTGCCCTTACGATTCTTACGATTGTTTGCCAAACATGGATCATAATGATACAATCTATCTGTATTGCCTAGCATGTAACTATAAAATAAATGTTGGATTAAACTTGTACGACAGAATGAAAAGAGAACTTGGTGGAATTGCAAAAGAAGGTTTTAGATAAAGGCTACGTAAGATTCGTAGATAAGCTTGGTGACGACCTGTCAGTAGTAAATGCTGCTAGAGTGTCATATGATAAAGAAAGTCAGTCCCTTTCTGAAAAAGACAAAAAGTTAATAAAATTTTTAATTCGAGAAAACCATACCAGCCCATTTAGACACGCAGCTGTAACCTTTGAAATATATGCTCCTTTGATGGTTGCAAGACAGTGGTGGAAGTATGCCGTTGCTTCTAGTCATGTAGATGATCAGAATGGTTGGAACGAATCATCCCGCAGATATATAACAGAGAATGAAGAATTCTATATTCCTATGCCGAATGAGTGGCGTTCGGCGCCAGAGAACTCTAAACAGGGATCTGGGTCACCAGTAGATGTAGAAATAGGTGCAAAATATTATACTGGTCTTATGCACCTAATAGATACCAGTATGACCATGTATAAAGAAGCATTGAGTGACGGCGTCGCACCAGAACAGGCACGTTTGTTACTTCCAGCATACTCCATGTATGTCCGCTGGAGATGGACTGTATCACTACAGGGTGTGATAACATTCCTAAATCAGCGTTTGCCACATGATGCCCAATCTGAGATAAGAGATTATGCACAGGCAGTAGAAGAAATTATTAAGGAAGTATTTCCAGTAACATATGAGACCATAAGGGAAGAAAATGAGTGACGCCGAAAAAGAAACACTAGAACTAGATCCCAATTCAGGATCAATTGATGAGAACATTGGTATTGTCACCTATATCATGCTATCTCGCATCTATGATGCGCTTTGCATAATTGGTGACGGTGTGGGTAAGGGTGAAGAGATCCTTGCTATGGTTGAAGCCCATAAAATGGGTAAACTGCTAGGGCCAGAGCCAGCAATCAATTCAGAGGTAGAAAATGAAGCATAAAACATCTTTCGTAGTGGGAAGTGTTGCATTGCTCTCTGGCCTTACAGCAGTTGCATTTTCCATTTATGCAGCTAAGACATTGGCAGATTTACTAGAAAAAATGGAGTTTGAAGTCGGGGAATCACTTGACGATGAAAATGAATTCTAGTATACTATAAGAAGTGCTTGGTTGTAGCGACCACCACGCTCCCTTGCATTAGAGGCCTCCAGTTTTCCGCAGAACTGGAGGTTCTCGTCTTATAGGGGGTAAATATGGCATATGCCAGATTTTGGGATAGCGACCTTTATCTATATCCTCATGTGGATGGATATATAGAGTGTTGTGCTTGTTGGCTGAATGAGCCTCTAGAAGGCGAATTTGGGCTATCTCAGAAGATCTCTAACGACGTGGAACTTAAAGCCCATTTAGCCTTACATGAGGCGGCGGGACATAAAATGCCAGAGAACCTATATGAAGAGATATTACTGGATAAGGGAAGATATACTGCGTTATAGCAAGGAATTGGTTTTGACTCCTGCATTCCAAAGAATGCAGTCGTATACGTAATCCCCTAATCCCGCCTCAAATTTATCCCAGAATCCTGGTCTATTTTCAAATTGACCTACAGCTTCTTTTAATTTTACAGTTTTAGCCATCCATACTTCAAATTCATATGTATTTGGATGCCACCACTTATCTACTAAATTTTTATTAGCTTCTGCTGCAGCCATGGCTTCTTCTGACCAAATAGGAAGATTCTTCCTAAATATGTCGATAAATTGCCATACTACCTCTGCAGATTCTAGCTTCATTTGTTCCCAATCTTCTTTTTTATATGAAGCTATTCTACGATCCATTTCAGCTTTATATTGTTTGGGCCATTCATAAGATTTCCAGAGTTCTACGCAAGATACTCCTTCCGCCTCAAAAATTTCTTTGTATTTATCTAGCTGCATTTTGTAACTGCTGTCAAATGTCTTAGGCATACAAAAATACGCTCACAGTCTAACCAGTCAAAATATATGCCTGGTCTATCGCAATAATAACATTTGTCCATATCTACATTATACACCTCCCAATATTCTAGTCGACTAATATTTAGATTTTACAAAATGTTAATATCTGTTTATTTTGTATGATGCATGGTAAAAAAAGAAAAAATCGGACAAATAGTGCGCCCATAACCATAATGTGATGAACCTCACAATAAAAATGTCCGATTTGTCCGTGTCTGAACTTGAAAATGTCAGTAGGGTCTGCTAGTATTCACTTATTAGATAAAAGAAAGGAGATTAGCAAATGCTAACTCAAACTACATTAGAAAAAATTACATATGAATATCAACACGGTGGTGTAAAGGGTAATCACCCTGAACTAACTACCTATGAGCGTAAGGCTCTTCTAAAGTATCTCTTTAGCCTTCCGTCCAAATGCTCTGCGGAGTGTGAGGCAACTCACACCGCCTAGACGGCGTGTCGGCTAGACTTTGTCGGTCTAGTCTGATAGTATTCCATTATTAGTTAGAAAGAAAGGGGACAAAATGTCCGCAAATGTTTATTCAATCGAAAGCCTACTAGTAGGCAAGCCTTACCGCTCTCGCTCTGTTGAGGGTGAAATCGTAGATGCTGAAAAGCACCCTAAAGCGGTTTGGTATCAAGACGCTGAGGCGTATCTTGTTCAAATCCGTAAGAAAAACGGAGGATACACCTACCGCACTATTGCGGTGAATGTGCCCTAAATCACATTCAACCCACGGCGTGTCGTCTTGATTTTGTCAGTGGGATAGGATAGACTTCCAGTCATAACAATTAAATAAGAATTAGGGTATGAGCCTAGCAAATAAACCGAAAGGGTGAGCCTAGCAAATAAGACCCAAAACAAACCCAATAAACTAAAAGAATAGGAAATAAAAAATGAAATTAGATGTAGCAATTTGGAATGGTAAGAAAACAAAAGTTCTAGCAGTTGAACAATTCTCTTCATCAAAAGAGGCTTTAGATTTCTTGTCAGAAGTACAAAAACTAGACAAGGATGCTAGCCTAACAATCTCTGCAGTTAGAAAGTAGTAAAACGTCAATGATCAAAATTCTCATGATTGTGATCATTGTCACCGCCCTCGGCTATGTTTTTACAGCATAGCCCTGTGGCGTAAATCACACCAGCTCTCGGCGTGTCGACTTGACAATGTCCAAAATGTCCGAATTTGGGCCGCCCCCCGCACTCGGGCGTGTCTGTGGATTATTATGTGGATAAAAAAAATCTCTGTGATAAACATCACAAAGTCTAAAATGTCCGATTTATACCCCTCAAAATGTCAGTGGTCTATGCTAGACTTTAGTCATTGAAAGGTTGAGAAAGGTTCTCAACAAAAGAAAGGAAAACAAAATGTTTTCACTAAGTTATAAAATTCAGAGTAAGTCTGAAAGTAATGTTTTCGGAACTTGTTTAGGTGTTGTGTTCGATACCGAACAAAAGGCTTGGTCATACCTTGACCTAGTAGAAAAAGATAACTACATCTTAGAGTGTAATCTAAGAGAGTTAGAAAATTATAAGCCTTCAAATCGTAAGGTTTATGCTACTACTAGAAGTTGGGAGTAGTCTAATGGCTAATCTAGAAATTTTTGAAATGAATTCTAATGGTGCTGGTTGGGTATCGTTAGAAAATGCTTCACAATCTACTAAAACAGATTTAGAGTGGGCTTTGATAAATCATAAGTCAGCTAAAATCGAGGTTCGTCGTTTAGATAAACCAACAATTCGCACTTGTTCAGTTTGCGAATTAGCACACGAAGGTTTGTATTGCTTCAATTGCTTTACAGGTTATCGTGTTCGTGTTGGTAAAACTAAATTCGCTAGAGAAATTCGTCTAACACCAATTTCTTGTAATAAAAATTTTAGAAAATAAAAATAAATAAAAAAAATAAATAAAAAAATAATTTTGATTTGACAACGATCAAAATTTTTGCGGCCCCCGAGGTCGGGCGTGTCTGGGGATAATTATGTGGATAACGAAAAAAACACTGTGATTTTTATCACAAAAAAAATGTCTCAAAATTTGAGATTCGGGTGGAAAATGTCAGTGGGTTATGATAGTCTTACGACATAAGATAAAGAAAGGAAGTCAAAATGACTAAACTAAGCGTAAATGAAAACTACTACTCAACAGGCGAAAGTTTCTTTTGCTGTGATGAGCAAATCGTCAAAATGTATTGCGAGCCTCACGGCGAGTTTATGGGTTGCTATTTCTGTGAGTTTGATTACACAGACCCTTGCGAGTGTGAGCCAATTCACACCGCCTAAGCGGGGTTTTGATTTGAAAATGTCGGTGGTTTTTGGTAATCTACCGATAACAAAATAAGAAAGGAAAACTAAAGATGAAAAAGAAAGATTGCTCTCTCTGCTACGGAACAGGTCATCTCTACTATGGAGATGAAGAAAATTTTGATGTGACTTTTTGCGATGTATGCGACGGAACAGGAAAGGAAAACTAAAATGAAACTAGATGAATACAAAGCCCTAGTGTTAGCCCAAAGAGAGGCTAGCAAAGCGGAAGCCTTGTCAGTGCTATCTGCTAAAATCTCCAATAACACCGAAAGAAAGGAAAACTAAAAATGACTTACACAATGTCTTGGGAACGCCCCAACTATTCTTGGGATAACTACTACGAGGATAACTCTGAGTTATTTACTACGCCTGAAGTGGAAACAGACCCACTTGACTTGACCGAGATTTCTCTCTCAGAGATTTCTCTTGATGAAATGACAGATGAAGGACTTGACTTCTCAGATGAGTGGGGTATCTAATGAAAAAAAATGTTTTGATTTCTTATGTAGTAGAAGCAGAAACAGACCTAAAGGCTATTTTTGCTCTGAATAAATCTCTTTCAACTCTACCCGAAAGCGAACTTGAAAAGTTTGAGGCTTTTGATGTTGTTGAGGTGGTAGAGTAATGATGACACGAAAAGACTATGTGGAAACCGCTCAGATTTTATCTGAGCATTATCCTAATCAACCTGAAATCGTTCAGGTAATCGCTGACAGATTTGCGGAGTATTTTGCAAAAGATAATCCCCGATTTGATAAAAACCGATTTGATAACGCAATACGAAAGGAAAACTAAATGATAATCAAAGCAATGGAAATCGCTGAAGCCGTTGAAAGTGCCGTATTTGATGAGGGCGTGAGAGCAAATGCTCAAATGCTTTTAGCACTTCACGAAATGAAAGCCGATAATGAAACTTTCATAAAAGCAATTTTTGCCTATTCTGCTATGTTGTCCGCAACAGTAGGAGATAAAGTCACAAAAATTTTGCTAACCGAAAATGATTTTGACAAAATGCTAAATGAAATTGAAGAATTTCAAGAATTAGAAAAAGGAGTTTTAGGTGAGTAGATTTCTTACAACTTTAGTTCAGCTCGGACTTTTGATTTCTGTTTTTTATTTGTTGCGTTTAGTAATTCAAGACATAAAAGAAAACGGATTCTGATCTAAATAAAATTGTTGAAGGTTCAACTAAATTGGTTGAACTTTCAACATGTCCGATATGTCCGAATTTGCTGCCCTGGACAAAACGGACATTTACGACATTATGATCTTTCTCACAAGAATTACGGAAATGTGAGAAATTTCACAAAAAGCTGATTTATCGGCGTGTCGAATGGAAAATGTCAGTCCTTTCGGCTATAATTACGGGCATAAAGAAAGGATAACTAAATGCGTTCATATTCAATTGTAGACTTGCTAGTAGACCAATACTACGCACCTACTTCTCTCCGCCGTCGTTTCAATGGGGGCGTAATCAACTTCGCAGAAAAGCGTGAGGATATTTATTTATCTGAAGGCTATGAAGCGTTCGCAATTCGCTATCGCCCAACAGGCTCTCTAAAAGATGAGTGGGCAACAGTAGCCGTAAGGGTGTCTGACTAAATGTCAGACCCCTATTGTATAATTACCCAAATAACCACGAAAGGAAAAAAATGATAAACACAACAACTTGGGCTAAATTCCCCGTAACCGTAGATGGCGTAGATTTCGTTTCTGAAATTGACCCTGCTGGCTCTTTCTATCCACAAATTTCTCGTATGCCTGCGGAAGTACTGCAAGGATTCCACGAGGAAATGATTCACGAACTTATCGGTAACCCTTCT